GTGGTATTACTACCCTCTACACTATGCGTAGCACTTCAGGTTGGGGTATTCGCCCAGAAGCAATCAGCCTTTTGTCTGCTGCTTACTAAGCAATCTAGCTTTAATCAAAAAGCCACCTTCGGGTGGTTTTTTGTTATAGTAATACTACTTGTGTCAAGCCGAGTGTAGATTCAATGGGGGGCAGGGAATCCTTAAAGAAGATTCCGCTTGATCTGTCCCCCACCCAAATTGGGGAATTATGATGAAACTTTATGTAGCCAATTGCAGTAAACAAGATTTCAACTTCACTTATATGTTGTTGGAAAATCCTCGCCCATTTCATCACCGCATTCGTGCAGGTGGTCAATGGGAAATTAATGGTAGTCATGATGAAATTGACCATATTATTAAGCAGCATTCTATTTATGGAATGATGGAAGCTAATAAGGTCAAAAAAGGTTTTGGTGGCATTGCTTATCGAATTGACAAGCCTATTAATGTGGAAGCTATTGAAGCTGGACTTAGTCAAAGCGAACAAGAAGCAATTGATCGTGCTCAACAAGCTAGAAATGTCACCGCAGCAGCAGCCGATCAAATCCTTTCTGCCAAGGCTCAAGAAATGGGATTGAAACAAAAATCAGGACTTGAGATAGAAGTAGTGGAAGAAAAGCGAAATGCAGGTGATAATAGCGAAAAGTTTGAACAAACTATTGAAGTAGTTCGAGAGGGTGTTCAGCCGATCAAAAGTCGGGGTAGACCAAGAAAATAAGGTAGATTATGAGTGATCCCATTACATCCCCATCATTAACTGGCTTTATTGCTTGGACAAGGGCTGTAATGGGCATTCCCACTACTGCTATTGCTGATAATGATGTCGGTTATCAGTATGCTTATCAGGTCGCATTAGACCTAGTTCCGCTTGATTTTTCAGTTACTTCACCAGATATTTATACTTTAACTGTGTATAACTTAGGTGGTAGCAATTTATTACAATGGCAACAAGACTTACCAGGTCAAACCTTCTTTTCTGATGCAAGATTGGCTTATGGCATGAATAACTTTGTTGCTGGTGTTATCAGTAATGCAGGGGATGTTTCTACTAATGAATCCCTGGCAGTCGGTTTAGGATTGCAAAATCTAGATTTGATTTCTTTGCAAGCGATTAAAAATCCTTATGGCAGACAAGCGATGGCATTTATGCAATCTCTTGGAACTCTCTGGGGGCTAACTTGATTCTCCATCTTGGGGTAATTGATGTCCCAGAGCCTGAAGGGAACACCACCTATGGGGTGGCTACAGAATTAGAAGAAAAATATGAATTATTTTCAGTTTTTGCCAGAGTCTATGAGAATAAAATCGTCAATGGACTTACAGAAAGCATGGCAGGGGCTTTAGAAACTATGATGCAAGGGGGTAAGATCAAAGACCCTTTTGCCGATGCCACAAGCGAGATTGATGGCTATTTCAAGCACTTTTTAAGTTCTCAAGAAGCAGAGCAACAAGGCATACCTGGCACTCCAACCAAAGCTGCTTTAGAAGGTAAAAGCATTCGCTTTAAGGGTAGATTGACAGCTAAAGGCTATGTTAAAGGGAAAAGGGCTGGATTTACCAGAGTTACTGGAATTCGCAGACCTTCCTTTATTGATTCTGGAGTTTTACAGGCTTCTTTTAAATCTTGGGTTGATTAATGGCAAATGTATTTGAGACTTCAGGCGCAAAGCCACAATTGGCTTCTGGATTGGCAGAAGGGGTCAATACCCTATCTGGTAATGAACAAGTAACCTTTACTTTGTATGTAAAGCTGGTTTTGCCTTTAGATGGCTATGTTTTTTGGGTTAATGCAGCCCTTTTAACTGATACTGCTATTTATAATGCAGCGCAATATGATCGGCTGCTTTATGATAATTATAAAGGTCAAGTACCAGCTAGGACAATTACTGCCCAAGGATCATTCCATTTAGCCCAAGAATTGCATCAATTGGATGATAGGACTACTAATTACAACCATATTATTTTTACTTCCCTACAGCCAATTCAGGACTTTAATTTAATTAATCCTCAATTGATCTATGTTGCCACTTATCAAAATGTGCAATTTGCTTTTAGTCGTAGGGACAATTATTACAAACAAGCTGATCTTTACCATTATCGTGGCGATGCTTTGTACTCCATCATGGATACTCAGCTTGTTGATTCAATGACCGATTTTGATAGTTCTAGTGTGATTGTGTCTAATAGCCTTCCTATCTGGCTGGCACTTAATCAATACTTTCCTTTATATCCATCTTATTTAGTGGATCAAAATTTACCGCCACCTTATGCTGCGGTAGACATTATTTCTTCTAATACCGAAGCTATTGGTCAATTTCCAATAGTAAATAACATTGTCATTAATGGTGGATCAAGCCCTAGTACTCAAACAACAATCAATCAATTAGCAAGCGATACAGTTAAAATTTCCATCTATGGAATTCGCAATAATGAGGCTTTAAACTTTGCTAATTATGTGTTTCAATACAGCATGGATACCGATAATATTGGTATTCAAAATATGCCTATAATGCAAGATGAGAAAGTTACTCAACCTGAATTTGGCATTATTGCAATGAAGAAAAGTATCACCTTTAAAGTCAGTTATTACCAAAATACAGTTAATGATGTGGCTTTAAAGTTAATTAAGTCAGTTTTTGTAAGTTACAACCCAACCCAACCCTAAGTGTAAAAAAGGAGTTATCAAATGGCAATTACCTCAAACCCAGCAGTTGTAAATGGCGCAGCTATTACAGCCCAAGGTATCAATTCTTTCCTCAACATTTCTGCTGCTACAGCAATCAAATCAAGCAAAGGTCGCATTGCTAAAGTCAATGTTACTACTGGTGGTTCTACAAATGGCTCAATTTATGACCATGCTACTACCTCTGGTACAGGCGCAGCTAACTTAGTTGCTTCTATCCCTGATGTTATAGGTTCTTACACTATTGATTTCCCATGCGCTAATGGGATTGTGATTGTTCCTGGTACTGGAATGGTTGTTTCTGTCAGCTTTAATTAATTAGGGGTCTATTATGACAACTCAAATTGTTACAGTTAATGTAACTCAAACCCTTGCTCCAGCACCCAATACTCTGCAAAGAACTGGTGCTTTGGTTAGCCAAGGTGCGACTACATTAGCTACTGGTACTACCGCACTTTTAACTCAATTTGCGGATTTAAGTTCTATTTTGAATGGTGCAATTACTACTTCTTCTATTAACTGGGCAACTGGTGTAGTTACTGTAGTTACTTCAGCACCTCATGGAATTCCTATTAGTGATACTGTTCCAGGCATTATTGCTGGTGTTGTTCCTACTGCCTACAATGGTACTTTCCAAGTTACTTCTACTGGTGCTTCTACATTTACTTATCCTTTGGCAAGTAATCCTGGTACTGTTACAACTCAAGGTGCTTTTACTCTTGAATCTGTACAAGAATTGGTTGCTATGGCAACTACTTATTTTGCACAAGGTTCAGCCAATGCAATTTATGTTCTTGAATTGGGAGCAGGTACAGGCGCACAAGGTGTTACAGCATTAAATAGCTACATTGTTGCTAACCCACAAAAGTTTTATGCTTATGCAGTTACTTATGAGATGTCATCTGATTCCTCATTCTTAACTTTTGCTAAAAACTATGAATCCACCACTTCTCAAGTTTATTTCTGGGTAAAAGAAGTAATTGGTACTTATGGTGTATTTAAAAATGTTAAATCTGTAGTTTCAATGTTGCAAGATACAACTGCTCCAGTAACCGAGTGGACTCCTGCTGCAATGCTCTACAATGCCTTAAATTACAACCCAAGCGACACCAATAAAGTTGCTCCAATGGCTTTCCAATACATTTCAGGAGTAACAGCATTTACTGGTACTGTTGCACAATGTCAATTGTTAAAAACTGCTAATGTGAACTATGTTGGTACAGGCGCAGAAGGTGGCATTAGTAATACTCTGGTTCTTTGGGGTGTAACTGCTGATGGTCAAGACTATACTTACTGGTATTCAGTAGATTGGGTACAGATCAACATTAACTTGTTTATCTCCAATGCAATCATTAATGGTTCTAATAATCCAATTAATCCTTTGTACTATAACCAAGCTGGTATTAATCGCTTGCAAAAAGTAGCCCAAGGCACTATGAATAGTGGTGTTGCTTATGGATTGGTTCTGTCTCCTGTAACTGTAAATGCAGTTCCATTTACTACTTATGTAGCAGATAACCCAAGTGACTATGCTATTGGTAAATATGCAGGTCTTTCTGTAACTTATACACCAGCGAGAGGATTCATTCAAATTGTATTTAATGTGAATGTTTCTAGCTTTGCTTTAGCATAAAGGAATAAATCATGGCAGCCCCATTAATTCAACAAGGCACATTAAATAGACTGCGTGGTTCAGTAGTCTATGCCGAAAATGCAACACTCAATGTAACAGCCCCATATTTGGCTAGGGAAGCTATTAGTATCGCTTTTGAAGGCGATGCAGGTATGCTCATCCCAACCTTAACTGGTGGTGTTACTTCTCCAGAACCCTATCAAATGGCAACTGTAACCATTAATTTGCTTAAAAGTCAGGCATTAGCTAATGCTTATAAAACGCAAATTGAAACCAATGTGAATGTAGGTGATATATCGGTTATCGCTGATTCGGCAACTTTGTCGGATTATCAGATCGGTAATTGTGTTCTCAAAGGTGTTCGTGATGTTACTTATGATGGTAATGTGCCTGGTTTTGTAGTCACATTAACTGGTGTATACCAAGTTAACGCAGCACTTTGGAGTCTATAAATAGATGAAAATTAATCGAGCCTTGAACTTAGTAATTCCGATTGAATCGGAAAAAGGACAGCTATATGTTCACAGCACACCAATCTCAAGAGATATTTTTGAGCAATATTTTTTGGTAATTTCCAAAACTTTTGCTGCAATCTTTTCTCAAGGGCTTGGTGCGATTTGCGGATCAAGAATAGCCTATTTGATGCTTAAACAAACAGCAGAAGATATGGGTATTTGGAATGGAGTTTCTGGGGTCAGGGCTGGATTAGTGAATGAAATAGTTAGACTTTCAAATGTAATGATGCCATCCACAAAAGGCTGGAAAAGTATTCCTTTATATACCGCTATTGAAAAAGGTACTTTTGATAGCGAAACAATCGCAGAAATTGAAGGCGAACTCATTTTTTTTACTTGTGTGTCTATGATAAACAAGAAGAATCAAATTCAAAGCATCATGGACACAGTCAATGGCTTATGGGGATCGCAAACAACATCATTAAATTCTATGGAGTTTCAGAATTCCTTGATGACATCGACAGAGGTCGAGAATTCTGGAGAGATGGAGACCACATCGTCTCTGCCTGTTTAGATTATGTAAGTGTTGAAGGATTTTCCAAGTTTTTTGAGGATGTAGATATAGAATATAAGTCAAGCGCACATGAGTTTCGCCAAAGACATATTTTGAGAGCATTAGGAAGAAACAATGGCTACTAAAAGTGTAATTGACATTGATATTAATGATGAGAAATTCAAAGAGTTCCAAAGACTCTTTGAAAAGTATCAGCAATCCCTTGTCAAAATGCCAAATCAATGGGGAAAAATAAATAAAGAAGTTGGTTCTTTACAGGGCAATTTCAATAAAATCCAACACGCTTTGGATACTATTGCTTCCAGATTAGATAAAAATTACAAGACTTTACAAAATACAGATCAAGTAGTTAATAAGACTGAAAAGCATTGGCAGAATATTGGAAAGTCTGCTGCATCTATTACCAAAAATGTTACCGCTACTACTTGGAATCTTTTGAAATGGGGTAGTGTTACTACTGCTTTTGGTTTATTAGGTGCTGCTGGTGGTCTATTTGGTATTGGCTCATTAGCTGGCTCTGCAAATGATACTAGAAGGCAATCTCAAGGATTGGGAGTATCGGCAGGAGAATTAAAAGCTGCTCAAATTAATTTTCAAAGAGTTGCCGATGTTAATTCGGTTTTGGGAAATGTTGCAGCAGCGCAAACTGATGTTCAAAAACAATGGGCTTTCCAGGCTGCTAATGTTAATCCCAATCAAAATGTAGCCCAATTATTACCACAATTGCTTAGAAGGGCTGCTGAAGTATACAAAGCTGGCGAACCTGCTACTGCTCAACAAAGATTGGAAGTAAGTGGATTATCTGCTTTAGGCATTGATGTTGAAACTGCTCGAAGAATGGCATCTTTGCGAAAAGGTGAAATGGATGATATTGAGAGAAAATACAATGCCGATACCAAATCTTTAGCCCTTACTGATGCTTTATTAAGAAGATGGCAAGACTTAGATGTTCAATTAGGTAGATCAAAGCAAAAAATTGAAAATGTATTTCTGACAGGATTGGAAGGTTTAGTCACTCCATTAGAAAAGCTGTCTGATTCATTTTCTAATGCGGTTAAAGTTTTCCTTGAAAGCCCAGCAATTAAAAATTGGATTACTGATGTTGCAAGTCATCTTGAGGGTTGGGCTAAAGATATGACCAAGCCAGAATTTCAAGATGCTGTTAAAAAATTCGCTTCTCAAGTTGTTACTATTGGAGAAGCTGCTGTCAAATTAGCTGAAGCTGTTCTTTGGTTAGCCGATAAGATTAAAGAGCCATTCAATCCTGATCCTAGTCATAATATTGTTATGACACCAGAAGAAGCCAAGAAAAAAGGTGCAATACCTTTTGAGCCTTCTAGAGAAGGTATGAAAGAAGGATTCAAGGCTTGGTGGAATAATTTAAGTGGTGTAAACCCTGAATTAGCCAATGCAGTACAAGCTGCTGGTTTGCCTGTCATTAGCGGAAAAAGAGATGAAAATTGGGCTAAAAAGCATGGAATTTTAAATCCTGCTGATGGCAAATATTACACAAAACCAAATGGTCAAGGCAATCCAGTTGCTATGGAAAATAGCAAACACCTTACTGGAGAAGCAGTTGATATTGCAAATCCAGAAAAATATTCTGATGAATATTTAGCGCAATATGGTCTTTATAGAAGATTGGGAACTAAAGACCCAGGGCATATTGAATTAAAACAAAAACTAGAAAGCGAATCTTCTAACAATAAAGGCTCTGGAGTTCCACAAGCCCCAAGTGCTCCAACATCCAATACTTCAAGCACATTAGGCTCTTTAAATTGGAATCCAACTCCAATTGCTTTAAGCATTAATACCACTAAAATACCAGGTCAAGACACCAATGTAGATATGCTAAAAGCTGGTGGATATTACACAAGTATAGGACTTAGATAATGGCAACAAGTGTAGGTCAATCAATTTATCAAGTAGCTTATGAAATATCGCCAATTATTTTGTCGAATGGAATTGCTACATTTGTTCCAGGTAATTTATTGCCAATCATTGCTATTACTGAAGCAGCCAATTTTGGATTTTCTTTATTAAATGGTCAAAATCCTTTAAACCTAAATAACTTTTTTGGGCATTTTAGACCTTTGCCTGGTGCTACCTTAGTAGACAATGAAATTGCAATGTATCCTTTTGCGAATCAATCTTATGCTGCTAATGCTGTTATTGCCAAGCCATTAAAGATTTCTATGTTGATGAACTGCCCTGCCAATGTGAATGGTGGTTATGTATCAAAAATGATTACCTTTACTGCGCTACAAGCTGCGCTTCAATCGCATATTCAACAAGGTGGAACTTTTATTGTAGCTACACCTTCTTATGTTTATTTGAATTGTATCCTTACTAATTTGACTGATGTATCAAGACCTGATAGCCAACAACCTCAAAATGCTTGGCAATTTGATTTTGTACAACCTTTGGTATCTCAAGCCCCTCAAAATACTCTAGGTGCATTGATGAATTCTTTTCAATCTGGTACACCATTAGCGAGTTAATATGTCAAATAATCTATGGTCTGGTGTCAATAGTGTTATTGGAAATAATAATTCCATTACAACCCCTTTATATGGTGGTTCTTTAAATACTCAGGGTGCAGCATCTACTTATTCTATAAGTCAAAATATTGCCCCAGTTGCAACCAATGTCATTCAATTTACCCCTGCAAATAATTCTAATTTTCAATTTCAAGCTACTTTTGATGGTGCTTCTTACAATGTAATTGTGACTTGGAATATTTATGGGGAAAGATATTATGTCAATATTTATGATTTGAATAATATTTTAATTGTTGCATTGCCTTTAATTGGTTCTCCATTAAATTACAATATTTCATTAACTGCTGGTTACTTTACAACCCAATTAGTTTATAGAGTTGCAAACAATCAATTTGAGATTATCTAATGAGAAGGTATGAAATTAAGATTACCGATCAAGATGGAAATCCAAAGGTAATTAATGGCTCAGATGGAAAACCCATTTTTAATGGTACTTTTACCAGCTATGGCACTAATGGAAGTATTTTTGGTGCATTTACAAGCACAAAAAGCACAATTTCAGGTGCTTTAAATGTTGAATGGGATTTGCCAGTTTCTACCTTTAATTCTCCTTTAGGGGGAGCATCTTTAAGAGTTTATGGTGTAGGGCTTCCTTTGTTGGCTCAAGCAGCCAATTTCAATCCTAGTGTTGATGGCACTAAATATTGCAATATTGTTATTTCTGGTGGAATGGCAAAAGGGCTTCCTTTAGCAAATCCAGAACAATATGGGGTTTTGATGACTTCTAGAATTCAACAAGCCTTTGGTAATTGGCAGGGAACTTCGCAAACTTTAGACTTTATTATGGTTTTGCCTACTGGCAGCAAAGAAACCCCATTAAACTTTAGTTTTAGTTGTGACAATAATGCCCCTTTAGCACCTGCAATTGAAACTACTTTAAAAAATGTGTTTCCAAATGCTTCTGCTGTCAATGTCAACATTAGCCCAAATTTGGTTGCTCCTGAACCTATTAAACAACAAAACTTTACTTTAGAGACATTTTCTAAATTTTTAAATGAAAGAAGTAGAAGTATTATTGGGGGAACTACTTATCCAGGAATTCAAGTGTCTTTTGTAGATAACATTATTAATGTCTATGATTACACTATTCCACCAACTTCTGAGCCTATTCAAATTCAATTTACTGATTTAATTGGGCAGCCTACTTGGATTGCGCCTTATACATTGACCTTTAAAACTGTCATGCGATATGACCTTAAAGTAGGGGGTCAAATCTTAATGCCTCAACAATCGGCAACCAAAGGTCTTATTTTAACTTTACCTCAGACTCAGTCTCAATTTAAAACTACCTCAAATTTCAAGGGTACTTTTAATATTCAAAGTGTTAGACATATTGGAATATTTAGGCAGGGTGATGCAAATAGCTGGGTTACAGTAATACAAGCGTATGTACCACCAAATTCTACTACTTCAACCTTTGGAACTTTCCACGCATAATGTCCTCTATAGATCAAAAAATATCATTTGCCCAATCTATTAATCTTTTTGCAGATAGAAAGATTAATGATGCTTTGCAAGGATATAGTCAATCTTTTCCTTGTTATGTAACATCGGTCAATGGTTCTATTGTTACTGTCAAATTTGATGTCAATGTTCCAGATGGAATTACCCTTCCTGAAGTAACTTGCCCTGTAGCTGGATCAGAATACATTAGATACCCTATTCAGCCAGGCTGTAAAGGATATTGCATTCCTGCTGATGTCAGTCTTAGAAAGGCTTCTGGACTGGGTACTGGAACTCCTGATTTAAGCGATCCAGGCAATTTGACAGCTTTAGTATTTTTCCCTTTTGGTAATACCGCTTTTTTTGCGGTTAATGGCGAATACCTATTTATGTATGGGGAAACTGGGGTAGAAATAACTACTAAAAATCAAGATTGCAAACTGACTTTAACATCCACAGGAATTATAATTGACCTTAATGGTGGCAATTTAGTTGTCAACAATGGCAATACCATTATGAATGGAAATCTGACTGTCAATGGATTAATCACAGGTACAGATGGCTTTGCTATTAGCGGTGGATCAGGTGGAACTATGAGTGTTAATGGAAATATTGCTACTACTGGAACTATTACTAATAATGGTAAAAATATTGGCAGCACTCATGAACACTCTGGAGTTCAGCCTGGTTCTGGAAATACTGGAGCACCAATATGATTACACAAAAAAAATGGGAATTTGCTAATCATGGCTAGAACATATGGTCGAGTAAAGAATTCTGCTGGAGATTTAGTTTGGGTAGAAATACAGCAAGATGCTTCTGGCAACTTTGAGTATGGATATGCCACTACTCTTATTCAGGTACTTAAATTAAGCCTGGGAGAATCCCCTTTTTATGCAAACTATGGAATTCCTGCTCAAAGGTCAGTTATTCAGCAAGTTTTCCCTGATTATTATGTAACTGTCACTCAACAACAATTCTCTAACTTTTTTGCCAGTTTGACAATTACTAAGGCACAATTACCTACCCCTACATATAATGTAGATATAGTAACAACTCAAGGTACTAAAATTCAACAACAGGTGGCAGTATGACCATTACAACAGATGTAAATTCTTCAGGTTTGCAACCAACCTCACCAACTACTCTGCAATCAGAGTTAATTGCTCTGGTTTCTGCAACAAATCCTGGTTATACAGCCAATTTGCCAGGCTCTTTAATTGAAGATATTAGTTCTACCGATGTTGGTGCTTTAGCTTTAATAGATTCAGCCAGAGTCGATCTTTATAATAGTATTACACCCTATACTGCCAATTCTTATTTATTGAATCAATTAGGTCAAATTTATGGTGTACAACAAGGCATTGGGTCTAATACTTCAGTTTATGTAACCTTTTCTGGAAGCCCTGGATTTGTTATTTCTAAGGGATTTGTAATATCTGATGGTTCTCATCAATATACAGTTCAAGATGGCGGTGTAATAGCTTCTACAGGACAAAGTGCTGAGTTATATTGTCTAGCTATTAATTCAGGCTCTTGGGCTGTTCCTGTTGGCACAGTAACCCAAATTATTACCTCAGTACCATCTGGTTTGACTTTATCTTGTACTAATCAAACCGCAGGTATTCCTGGTGCTTCAGCCCAACCATTAGAAGATTATCAAGCTCAAGTCATTCAAGCTGGTCTTGCTGTAGCTTCTGGTATGCCCACATTCTTAAAAACACAATTGCAAAATGTTAATGGTGTTCAAGATAGACTTGTTGCGGTGCGACAATCTGGCACAAATTGGGAAATTATTTGTGGTGGTGGTGATCCTTATGAAGTAGGAAATGCCATTTTTACTGGATTATTTGATATATCGAATATTGTAGGCTCTACCATTACCGCTTTAAGCATTACCACAGGTACTAATGCTGTTATCAATACTGGTGCTTATTTTGGTGAATATTCTGTAGGAGAAGTAATTACAATTACAGGTGCTAGTCCAGCAGCCTTTAATACTACTTATACTGTAACTGCCATTTCCAATAATTTGGTTACAACAAGTAAAAATACATCTACTTTTGGAACTTATACAAGTGGTGGTGTAGTCACCCCAAATTATAGAAATATTACTGTATCAATCAATGATTATCCTGATACTTATAATATTACTTTTGTAAATCCACCACAACAAGCTGTTTCTATTAGCCTTGTTTGGAATACAACATCTACCAACTATGTGTCTCCAACTGCTGTAGCACAATTAGGACAACCAGCTATTGCTGCTTATATTAATAGCATTTATGTTGGTCAACCAATCAATATTTTTGAATTGCAAAATGTATTTCAACAAGCAATTTCTAGCATTATTCCACCTACATTGCTGTCTAGAATGGTATTTACAGTAGCTATTAATGGTGTTGATGTATCTCCAGAATCAGGTACAGGTTTAATTATTGGCGATCCTGAAGGTTATTTTGAAACTAATATTCAATCTATAGCAATCACCCAGGGATAATATGCTTACCCAAATTATCCCAAGCTATCTATATCAGCAATATTATGATGATTCTGATCTTCAGGCTTTTGTATCTTCCTATAATACTTTAGCCCAAGAATACTTAGATTGGTTTAATAATTTAAACCTTCCAATCTATACAAAACAATCTGGGGCTTCTTTGGATTGGGTAGCTCAAGGAATATATGGTTTAACTAGACCAGTTCTTCCTGAAGGCGGTTATACCAATAAAGGTGTTTATAACACCGATTATTTAAACACTTTGCCATTTAACCAAGATGTCAAAATTGCGCCTAGTAATTTTTATGTTACTACTGATGACATTTTTCAAAGATGTATTACTTGGAATTTTTATAAAGGCGATGGTTATCAATTTAACACTACTTGGCTAAAAAGAAGAATTGCTCGATTTTTAGCAGGAGTTAATGGTACTGATCCTTTGTTGGGTGAAACTTATCAAATTAGTGTAACTTTTGCCTCAAACAATGTTGTCAATATTCATATTTATTCAGGGGTAAATATTAAAAAAGGTGGTTCTTTATTGGATACTTTTGAATTTAATGAAGTACCTTTAAATGCAGAATCCACATTTACTCCTTTAATTCCCACTACACTTGCTCCAATTTTGCAATCAGGCATAAATGCAGGTGTTTTACAAGTGCCTTTCCAGTATACTTTCAATGTAACCTATTAAGAGATTTGCTATGACAATCTTACTTTTTGCCAATAATGCTAAATCATTTTTAGCATCTGCTATTTCCAGCACAACCACTACCGCTACTTTGGCTTCTGGTACAGGTTCACTATTCCCAAGCCCAACCACAGGTCAAGGTTTTAAAATGACCTTTGTGGATGCTGCTACAGGTCTTTTGAATGAAATTGTTTTAGTAACTGCTAGATCAGGCGATACTATTACAATAGTTCGTGGTCAAGAAGGTACAACCCCTCAATCTTGGTT